CAAGTGTCCATTAAGGAACCTTGGTTGGTTGACCGTGGACATATTCGGGAGATCACTATTGAAGAATGGATGAAACGCTTCACTGAACCACAACGAGCCCACCTATGGAAGGAATATGAAACTGGCAATCGTAACCTGACTTTCGACATGTTCGTGAAGAAAGAGAAGTCGCACTTCTACAACCCCCTATACCACTTGGATTACGCTTCTGTCACTTTCTTTGATGACGGAGTCACCGATGTGTTAGTCCACCCTGGCTCTGTGAAGTTTCATCCGCGCGGGATTAGTGTGCCGAAGACTGATGTTAGAGTGCAATTCGGGCCCAGTTCAAATCGTCTACAAAACTACCTCAAGCTGAATTACTCAGGCAGAGTTTGCTTTGCTTCTGGCTTAACTCGTCGCCAGTTCTCCAAATGGTATGATTTGGTCATCACTATGGGAGGGCGCTCTTTTGCCAATGTGGGTGACGATTTGCTGGAAATTGAAGTGATTGATGGGATGGCGTACATAGAATCGATGGACGCCTCGCGCTTTGATCAACATCTCGTCCCTGCCCTTCTCGAAACCAACGCGGCTGTCTATGAATCGTTAGGTTGGGCCGAAGAATTTGCTTACTCCCAAGACACCATCGACAAGACCTATAAGATCAGAGGGGGTGAGAACGGTGGGAATGGGAAAATATCTGTCAAAGGCACTCAAGCATCTGGAAAGTGGGATACACTGGGCGGCAATTCCCTACCAATGCTCAATCTGGCTCGCTACAGCATTGCTACTGGGGAACCTATCAAAGACCTACTCTTTAGGGCCGGCCTTGTGTGCACTGGACCTCGTTGCCCAGCTAGGTCTTTGGGTGCCGATTTTCTTCAGAACCTTCCATATCCCACAGCAGACGACGGCATACGCTTCGGCCCTAAAATAGGCAGGATTTTGTCTCGTACTTTCTGGCACGATCAACTGTTGTCGGCTGATAAATGTCTGCCTTTTGCCCTTGGCGTTTTAGTGGGTATGGCGAACGACATCGCACACATTCCGATCTTGAATGACCTCTTCCTTCGTCTGCAGGAGTTAGTCGACAAGCCCTGGTTCGCCAAGAAGCTCCCGATTCATTCTCTTCTGCAATCAGAAATGCCAGCTCAAGAACATAATGATACGCTTCAGCTTCTTTGTGACCGTTATTTGTGTTCACGCGATGAATTGTTAGAATTCAGGCGTTATATCCGCAACTGGCAACCAGGGACCTTTCTAGATGATGGTTTCGAACAGCTCGTCTGTCGCATCGTCGTCGAAGACTGCGGATAATTATTTGAGACCTAAGCAAGTCATTAAACTGCCACGGGGCCATGTCCCCGGCTGTCTCACCAACAGTTTCATCAATAAGGTGTCCTGAGTCAGAGTAGTCTGGCTTACCGCTGCACTTAGTGCCCGGTACTTTCTTCTTATGGCGTTGCCTGCTCTATGTTTTGGGCCGTAGCCCGTCATGAAAATATCATCGAAGAAAGCGCAAGGAAAGAAGCCGTCCGAAAGCAAAAAGGCTCCTGTGAAAAACTCCGCACAGGCAAAGAAAAAGGTTACTATGCAATCTGGGCAGTCGTGGGCTCAGGATTTGCGTTCTTCATTACCCACGTCACTTGGTGAGCTTAGAGATTTGGCTCATCAAGTTATGCTACCTCTTGATGTTAGTAGTCCGTTGACGAGTCCAAACTCGTTTCCGGCACAGGTGAGTACGCGCGTTTTCACCCAGAGTGTGACACTTAAGACTGCCACTCTAGGCTCTGAAGCCACTCTCCTCCTGACTCCTGATCTTTTGATGCCCGCTTTTGTATCCTTTGCTACCCCGGTCAACTTCCCAGTTGCCCATGGTCCAATGGATATCAAAGCCAGGTATGATTTTGATCAGCCCAATAATGCCGTTCTGGCTGGGTCAGGCGCTAAGCTGATATCCTTAGTTGATGGCACTGCTGTTGCTCCAATCAGTCCTGTTACTGATGGGGCGGGAACAGTAAAACTTGGGTTCAGCGTGGTCAAAGACACGCAAGTTGGTAATAATATTTTTGTTACTATTGTGAACAAAAGAAAATCTAGCCAATCAAGTGCAACGTATCAGGTCTGGTACAAGATATCTTCGACCAATCACTGGCAACTCAATCAGACTACCCCTCCGGTAGCTTGGGGAGCCTCATATCAGAATCAGATCGGTTACAATTCCAATGATATTGATGCGGTGGCTGTTCATGGCACCAATTCAACGCAATACGACGTCGAGTGGCACTTTTCTGACACTCAAGTCATTAGCGACTCTGGCCAAGTTTTGCGACCTGCGCTCGAAAAGCAGGTTATCGCAGATGACATTACTAATGCACGTGTCACTGCAATGGCTGTACTTGTAACAAATGTCACACCGGTTTTGAATCGTGGTGGCAATGTTAGCATTGGCAGAGTCCCGAATGACTTTGCACCATTCGGGGCTGATGTCCAGAGCCGTATGGCTAAACTTCCCAAAAACCGTAGACATATTGGCGATGCCGCGGTTGGTGGTTATACTTGGTGGCTTCCTTCTACATATGATGAGTTTGAGCTTGACAATTATGCGAACCTCGAAGAGGCTTACAGAAATTCAGAATATCTGCTCTGTAAACTCTCCGGGCTTTCAGACGACGCTGTTTTTATAGTGACCGTCAGCACAATTGTTGAGTTTTATTCTCCTAATATCATATTTGAGAAGCGTTTGACACCAATATTCAGTTCGGAAATCCATAATCTATTCCACATCTTGTCGATGATGCCAGCTGCTAGCTGTAATCCTTCACATGCGGAAATGTTTAAGGACTTAGTTACTCGTGGTGTTGAGTTAGGAAAACGCGCTTACCAACACTATCAGGATAACTCCGCTCTGTATAACTCCATTGGGAAGTTACTGTTGGGGGCTGTTGCAGCCCTCTAGGTCTTAGACCTTTGACTTAGGTTGAGTTCTCTGGGGTAAAAGAGACACCGGTCATAAATCCAAAACATTATACGGTGAGGG